AACCATGTGCTGATGCCATAAATGATGTATCAATTTCACCACCAACCAAAAATTGATTTTTACTACCACCTACAGAGAACCATTCTCCGTTTTTACCTGATTGTCCTTTTGCATAATCTTTCCACCAAACATCAGCAGTGTTTTGGTCACGATTCCCATTAGTCATGTAATCATAAGTCCAGTTAATTTGTGGAAAATACATAGAAAAATTAAGCCATTGTGAACCAAAATATAAATCATTGTCATTAATTGTATCAATTGCATTATGTGGGAAATCATAAACAAATGTTGTTCCAGTAAGAGTACCACCTGTAAATGAAGTACCCGAAATAACATTAAAATTGTCTAAATCTCCTTGTGTTGTTCTAATTGTACCACCCACTTTAAACATACCAATGCTTTGGGTTATATCAAAATTCATCATGGCATTTGCTCTACCAGCAGTATCTGATGTAAAAGAAGTATTGGAGTATTTTGTTGGAAAAAATTGTGATACACTATAAAAATCACCTCCTTTAAATGTATAATATTTTTTTCTCCAAATATTTGATTCTTGTGTTTGTCCTGATATGGTTTGTACCCAAGGAACTATATTACCATTCTCATATCGTGCTGCATTAACTTCGTCACGCAAACTATAATTATCTTGTGGTATTTTAAATCTTAATCTATCATTATTTGGTGAGTTTGGTTTTCTCCAATCATTATTATAATCCTTATCTATATTTAAATCTTCAAATTCAACAATAGCAAAACCATAAAACTCAGTAAAAACACCATCAGTACTATCATCATCTACTGCGGTTTGATTACCAAATTCATCTGTAATAACTTTTTTTCTATTACAAGGAGCACTAACTATAAATTGTCCATTTTGACTATCAACATATGTAAAATATGTGTTAGGGTCTACTAAATAAATATCTGTTTGAGGATTGATGGTATTACCACTATTACTAATATCAGCATCCACTATACTCATATCAACATCAGGTAGATAGCTATACAATTTAATTGTCATATCCCCAACCCTATTTGTTCTAAAATCCACATTATTCCAATAGTTCTGACTTAATCTATAAAAACTACCATCATAACCTCTTTCACTACTAACTGTTGTATCAGGGTCACCATTTACCGATAATCTTCCTTGTGTAAAATAAGAACTGAATATAACAAAGTTTGAAATTAATACTGCTCTAATTCTAAAATCTTGTCTGGTAATACCAATTTCAAAGTTCTCTGAATCACCCCAAAATGGTACAACATCCACTGATATTTCTTGTGTTTCAATATGGGGTAGGTCTTCTAAATTTTTTTGTGGTTTTATTTGACCATTGCTTGTAAATAAGTTTGGTGAATAACCTAATTGAGTTATCATATCAATTGGTGTCATTGAATATTCACCAATATCAGTTAAATCAACTGACATGTGAACAGTTAATGTGTCTACTGGAACACCAAACAACATGTAATCACCAGCATTATTTGTAACTGTAGTATATTTATAATATTTTTCATAAACCTCCAACAATGTCTCGTTAGTAACAATTTCTTCTTTAATTGGAAATGAGCCGAAAGGTTGTTTTGGTTTTACTGAGTTACCAGCAGTGGGGTCTTCTTTACCCACCCTTGGTAATAAATTATATCTCTTCCCATCCCTATTTTTATTTCTAGGTGTTTCATATGGATATAGTGCATAAATATCTGAATTATTTTTATCTTCTTCGGTAATTGGTATGAAGATAGATACTTTTGCATTTGGAATACCAACACTACCATTTGCTAATACTCTTCCTACCAACACACCATAGTCAGCATTAAAAGATTGATAAATATCTTTCTGGTTTATGTTTAATGATAGAATTTCTAAAAAATTAGTGTCTTGTTCCAAATTAAATTTAATATATTTTTCATTTGGTGCATCAACATCTACTTTGATTCTTTGATATTTATTCATATAATATAATTTTGTGTTTTTTTATAAATACTAATTACATAAAATATTGTTTTTGCGTATTTAAAAAGTATTTATAAAAAAACCTAATATAAATAGAGGTAGAATAATAATATAAAACATAAATATATACAAAATGTCAGAATTCATTTTCACATCACCGGGTGTTAAATTTAGAGAAAGAGACTTATCATTCGTAACTAGAAATGTAGGTGTTACTACATTAGGTTTAGCGGGTGAAACTTTAAAAGGACCTGCTTTCGAACCTGTTTTTATACAAGACGCAGGACAATTTAGAACTCGTTTTGGTCAACAAAGCACAGAAAAATTTGGTAACGGTAAACTAAGATATCAACTTCCTTACGTTGCAAACGCATATCTTGAAGAATCATCACAATTATACGTATCAAGAGTACTTGGGTTATCTGGTTACGATGCTGGCACTGCTTGGGGATTAACTCTAAGTGCTGGTGTAGATACTTCAACTTCTGGTGTAACAGGTGCTGCGGTTAGTGGTACTTCATCATATACTAATGGTGTTTATCTTGGAGTAGGTATTAATACTGTAGGTGATACAGGTACATCATTTGGTGGTTGGACTAAAGTTGGTAGTGCATTTGTTGGTAGTTTAATTAGTTTTACAGCAACAACATTCACAGGTGGTTCTGGTAATATATTTCAAGAAACATTACCATTATCAGCCAATTCATTTACTGAATATGAAGATATGGTTCTTTGTGAACTTCGTTCAAGAGGTAGTGTTGAAGACATTGTTGATGGTGCATCTGTAACCAATTTTGATGTTTATCAATTAACAATAACAGCAAATGATACCAATACTGGTACTGGTGATTTATTCGGAATGTTTACATTAACAGTAGTTCCATATGCAAGTGATGGTATTACTCCTGATTTCTCAAATACAGAATCATATGATGTATCACTTGACCCAAACAAAAGAGAATTTATAACCAATGTACTTGGTAATAAACCAAAAGGTAAAAATACTTTACTTTGGGTTGAAGCAGTATATCCTGATTTAATCACTAAAATTGATGGTGAAGGTTGGGGTTATGGTATTAATGATGCAATGATTGTTGCTGATAGCGGAGTATATACAAACTATAAAGAACAGTTTCAAACACCTGAGACACCTTGGGTTGTATCTGAACTTAGAGGTTCTGAGGTTGAATTACTTTTCAAGTTTATTTCAATTTCAGATGGTAATGCTGCAAATCAAGAAATTAAAATTTCTATACAAAATATAGACCCAATTTCAGGTGAGTTCGACATTGTTATTCGTGATTTTTACGATACAGATGATAATGTTGTAGTACTTGAATCATTTACAAGATGTACTATGTTAAAAGGTGAAACTAATTATGTAGCACAAAGAATTGGTACTTCTGATGGTGAATATGACCTTCAAAGTAATTATATAATGTTAGAATTAGATGAAAATGCACCAAGTGATGCTTTTCCTGCTGGTTTTGAAGGTTTCTATTTTAAAGATTGGGCTTCTTCTGCTACTACAAGTGGTGTTGAAGGTATAGCACCTAAAATATTCTACAAAACTGCTTATAGTTCTACAGATAGAATTCCTAGAACATATTTAGGTATTTCAGAAAACGCTTACGATGCTCCTAATTCAAATGGAACTGGTATTAATCAAAATATGTTTAATTACAAAGGTATTGATATAAATAATTGGGGTGTTAAATCAAAAGGTTTCCACATGGACTCTGGTGCAACTGGTGTTTATTATGATGGTCAATACTATATAGGTGAATTTGAAGTAGGTGGTGGACAATTTAGAGTGGCTGCTGACGTAGCTGACGGTGCAACCTATGGTGATAGTAGAAGTGCTAAATTCACATTAGTTCCTTATGGTGGTTTTGACGGTTGGGATGAAAATAGAAATGAAAGAAGTTATGGCGACCTTTATAGAAAAGGTGGAATTTATGATGGTGTACCACAAGGTGCAACACCAAGTAATGACTTTCAATCATGGGAAATAGCTATTGATACATTTGCTAATCCAGAAGCAGTTACAATCAACTTGTTTGCAACACCGGGTATTAACTGGTCAGACGAAAATATTTTGGTTCAAAATACAATAGAGATGATTGAACAAGAACGTGCAGATTCATTGTATATTATTGATGCACCTGATATTGATTTAACATTCTCTAGTTTGGATGCAAGACCTGATGTTATTGTAGCAGAAGATATTGTAGACTTACTTGATACTGCTGATGTAGATTCAAGTTATTCTGCAACATACTATCCTTGGATTCAAATCCGAGATTCACAAAATAACGTGAACGTATGGTTACCACCAACTGGTGAAGTGGTTAAAGCAATGGCATTTACCGATAAGGTATCATTCCCTTGGTTTGCACCTGCTGGTTTACAAAGAGGTGTAACTTCTGCAAGAAAATCAAAATATAAAATGTCTCAACAAGGACGTGATATTCTATATAGTGGAAGAATTAATCCATTAGCTGATTTTGCAGATTCAGGTACAGCCATATTTGGACAGAAGACTCTTCAAGTGAGAGAAAGTGCTCTTGATAGAATTAATGTTCGTAGATTGTTACTTCAAATTAAGGTTCTTATTGCTAATATTGCAATTAGATTGGTTTTTGAACAAAACGACCAAGCAACAATTGACCAATTCTTATCAAAAGCAAATCCACTACTTGACTCTATTCGTAGAGAAAGAGGATTGCAAGAATTTAGAGTTAAAATGGATGATTCAAACAATAGTCCTGAAAGTAAAGATAGAAACGAACTTTATGGTGAAATCTTCTTGAAACCAACACGTGCTGTCGAATTTATCGGTATAACGTTTACTATTACACCTTCTGGTGCATCATTTGATGATGTACAAGGATAATATTTAATTTATTTAAATAAAAACCATTCAATATTAATATTGAATGGTTTTTTTATATCTAATCATACCACAATCATAAATTCTAGGCATTTTTCTTTCCAACATTATTTCATGTTCAGATTTATTTTTATCAAATTCAGATAAATATTTTTTTCTAAAATTAAACCTATGTATTCTTAGCACATTCCTATAGTCTGAATACCAATAATTAGGGTTTATTTTTTTATCCACATCAAAACCTAATGTCTTATATAATCCACCATTACTATACCTTAAATCAGCGAAAGTAATAATTTCTTTTGGTTGATATTTATTTTCAATAAATTTAATTAATTTACTTGCTCCCCCAAGAACATTATGATTTATCTTTGAGCAAAATCTGTTTAGATTTAAACAATTATCTTTTTGTTGTTGTAATCCAATAACAGATACCAATTCTTCATTATAAAACAACCCAACCCTTATACTACTTTTTGTTTTACCCATAATGTGGTTTTTTTCTAAAAAATCAGAATAATTTGTATTATTAATTTCTTTTATTATACATTTTCTTCCATAAATTTTAGTTTGATTTAAATTCAATTTATTTAAAATCATTGATACCACAATATCTTTTTTATGTACCCACTCATCTTCAAATATATGAATTAACTGAATACCCAAATCATTACATAATTTTGTTTTTTTTATGTGATATTTACTATCCTTAAATAATTCTGAATGCCAATATAATCCATCGAATTCAATTGCTAATTTATTATTGGGTAAATAAAAATCCAATTCATATGGTTTAATTGTAATTTTATCAGATGTTATAAAATCATCACAATGTTTAGACATAATCTCAGCTATTTCTAATTCATAATTAGATATATTAGGAGAGTGTGGTAGTTTTATTGTAGATAGTTCTCTATTTTCGTTTAATCTTAAAATCAATAAAGGTCTTGGTGATTCAAATATATGTCCATCAGGATGTTTAACTTTTAATATATTATCATCCATAATATCAATTATTTCATAATTAATATTATTTAATCTATTTTTAAGTTTGTTATTTAATGTTTCGTTAAATTTTTTTCTATTATTATAATTTTCATCACAATATTTTATGTTTTTAGTTTCTTTTATTTGTTTAATATTATTATAATTTTCATCACAATATTTTATATTTTTGGTTTCTTTTATTTTATTAATAATATTTTTCTTATTTATAGAATACGTTTTTTTTATTTTTACCTGTATTTCTTTTTGAGTGTTCTTTAATTTAAATATAGAATCAACACCATATTTTTCCATAAGAATCTCTTTACTTTTATTAATTCTATTTTCTTTATTTTCTGTGCGGTTTTGCCATATGTCACGACACTTTTGTGAACACAAATCTCTTTTATATTTTTTTCTCTCTTGAAATACGTCTCCACACTCTACACATACCCTATTTTCTGTAGCCTTTTCCTTTTTTGCGTTAGCACTACATTGATATGAACAAAATTTCTTATTTTCTTTCCTTTTTGATTTAAAAATTTTACCACATTGCTCACATTTTTTATTAATATAGTATTTTTCATCCTCTTTTTTTCTAAGCTCCCATCTACATTCATTGGAACAAGTATCTTTTTCTTTCCCTTTATTTACTTCAAAATCCTTATTACAATTTTTACATGTTAATTTTACAATTGTTGCCATTATGGTGTAATTTATTTATCTTCTACTAATTCAGTAGTAAATACGACAATTTATTTGTAATTATCAAGTTTTTTAAGTATTTATATAAAACATATATGTTTTATTTAAATTAAGGATTATGGCAACAAAAATAGAAATGATTCAATATATTATTGAGAATACTGATAATAAAGAAGAAGAGTTAAAAGAATTAACCTACAATAAAGTTAAAAAAATTTTTGATAGTATCGAAGAAGTAGAAGAAGAAATTTTTAATGAAAAAGAAGAAGGAAAAAAAGAAAATAAAGTTTTCACTATTGAAGTTCCTGAGTTAACAGATGAAGAAGCAAAAGAATTTATTAAAAATGTTCACGAACAGTTTAAAAAAACTATAAATATTATTGAAAAAGAAGAAACTAAAGAAATAGATTTTTTTAATTTAAGTCCAGTACAAAGACGTGCTTATCAACGTAGTGGTATTATTCCAAAAAAAAAGTAAACACATATACAAGATTTGATGATGAAACACCTAAATTTGGAATTTAGGTGCTTTATTATAATATCATTTCAAATTTCATATTTCCACAATCATATATTCTATGATAACCACAATCAATCATAATTTGATTTGCTGTTTTGTTTTTATCATAACCTCTTTTTATTAATTCCGATTTTCTATAATTAAACCTATGTAATCTTACACCATCCGCTCTTTTAAAATACCAGAAATTAGGTGGACTATCATATAGATGTGTAAATCCTAATGTATTATATAATTCACCATTACTATATCTAATATCAGCAAATGTTATTATTCTTTTTGGTGAATAGTTTTTTAAAAAATGTTTAAATAATCTACTAGCTCCACCAATAACAGAAGTATTAATTTTATTACAAAATCTATCTAATTCATAGTTTTTTATTTCATTTGTTCTTCTAAATTCTTTTGAAAAAGTCATAACAGAAACCAATTCATCATTATTATAAAGACCCAATCTAATTTTTGATTTTTTACCACCCTGTAAATGATTCTCATTTAAAAACCTTTCTGATGTTTTATTATCAATTTCCTTTATAACACATTTTCTGGCAAATATTTTATTTTCAATTAACCCCAATTTATTTTTTAAAACAGATTTTACTATATCTTTCTTATAAACCCATTCGTCTTCAAATAAATGAATCACATTAATATTATTTTTTCTAAAAAATAATGTCTTATCAAGATGATAATTTTTATCTTTAAAATAATCAGAATGCCAATATAACCCATCAAACTCAATACCCAAATTAAAATCTTTTATATTGATATTAAGTTCTTTTTTATCCACACGTATTTTTTCTGTTTCAATCCCCAATTCATTAATAAATTCTTTAACCTCATTTTCTTTTATTGACACGTTTTCACTAATTGGATTACAACAAATACAAGGATTTTCAATCTTGTATTTTATCACTCTATAATAAAAAACAGTATTATTTATTTCATACTTTGGATGAATAGTACATTGATTTTCTACAATTAAATTCCCTCTATTATATGAAAAATTAATATGATTTCCCAATATTTCCCTATATAGTCTTATAGTGTCCTTTGTTTTTGACACAGTGTTTTTATTTTTTATTGAATCCACTTTCATCACAGAATCAACACCATATTTTTTTAAATTTGTTTCTTTTAGTGTTAATTTAACTGATTCTAATTTACTTGGGTTATCAACACCATATTTCTTTATGTTATTTTTTTTTCTATTTGCTTTAACTAAATCAGACTGTATTGGGGATTTTGTGCCATATTTTTCTAAATTAGTTTTATCTGTTTTTTCTCTAACATCGGTATTCTCAAATATGTTTTCAACCCCATATCTTTCAACATATGTTTTAATTCTTTTTTTCTTAAATTTATCGACTTTACTTACAGAATCAACACCATATTTTTTTAGATTTGTTTCTTTTATTTTTTCTATTCTTTTTTTACTATTATCTCTACATTTTTTAGAACAGTTTTTTAAATACCCCTCTGTAAATCTATTTCTCCATTTAATTTCACTATAACATGTCTCACACTTAGGTATTTTATTTATGTTATATAAATAATTATATAATTTTTGAGTAAATGGAATATCATCTGGAAATTCAGATTTACTATTAAATTCATTGATTAAATCAATTAGATTATCAAAATTTTTTATAATGTGTTTCTCCTTTGACTTATAACCAGATTTGTTTTCATTTAAGAAATATTTTTTTAATTCGGTTTTAGTGTATTTTTCCATATATAAAGTATTTATAATTAACCAAGATTAATTGGTTTACAATAATAATAAAATTTAAATATAAATACAAGAAATTATGGCAGAACTTATTCGTGGGATTCCTTTCGATTATGAGCCTAAACGTGAAAATAGATTCTTTGCTGAATTTGCTGACGAATTAGGTATAGAAGTATGGAAGGTACAAACATTCAAAAGACCATCAATGACAATAAATTCGGTAGAAATACCATTCATAAATGAAAGAAACTATGTTGCTGGTCAATATAGATGGGAAACAATGGATATTACCTTCATAGATACAATCGGTCCTTCTACTTCACAACAATTAATGGAGTGGGTTAGACTACATGCAGAATCTTTAACAGGACGTATGGGATATGCAGCAGCATATAAGAAAAATATAACACTTAAAGCACTTGACCCAACTGGTGTTGAGGTAGAAAAGTGGTTCTTAGAACAATGTATGGTTACCAGCATTAGTTTTGGTAGTAACGACATGGATTCAGATGCACTTCAAATGGTACAACTTACCATACAGCCGTGGAGATGTATTCTGAACTTGTAATTAATTGATTTTCAATGATTTACGTCAAAATTAAACCGTAATTAGGACTTTATAGTAACGGTAAAAAAGAAAGGGTGATTCGCTACCACCCTTTTTTATTATACTATCTTATCAACCACTTTTAATTTAAGTGCTTCTTCGGCAGTCATAAACCAATCAATCTTTTGTTTTCTAATTTTATCTATCTTCGATTTTGAGATTTTGGTTAGTCTAATTGTCATTTCTTCCAACATACTTTGTAATCTTTCGGTTTCCATTAAATCTTCTTTTATATCTTGTACTTTACCACCTGTATAATTAGCAACTTGGTGATATAATATCGTACTGTGTTTATAAGTAAATCTTTTGTGTCCATTTATTAGCATTAAAAACCCACATGACATAGCAGCACCAGTACAAATGGTATGTATTGGTGTTTTAGACTTCTCCATCACACCAATTAAACCCATTATTTGATATGCTATTCCACCATACGAGTCAATGTATATTTTTATTTGTTTTGGTTTGTATTTAAATCCATATAATTTATATTGTTTTTTTAAAAATTTATCTGAATCATTAATGTCTATGATTTCTTTTGTTACTTTTTCAATAGAATCTTGGTATACTTGTTTACTGAAAAAGATTTTTCTTTCTTTCGGTTCTAATAAATCTAATTTGTCTGCCATAATTTATCTAATTCAGTTTCTAATTAATTTTTCTTTCCATTCTTCAAACATTTTATCCACATAATATGTTCTATCTATAGTTTCGAATAATTCGTATGAATCACCATCTAAAGGTAACCAAACTAAATAACATTTTCCTATTTTTATTTGTGTATTTTTTTCAATAATTTTTTTATATCCACCCAACTGTATTGAATACACCTCAATATGAGTATCTTTTAACGTACATAAACTACCTTCTAAATATCTATCTTTTTTACCACTTGGTGTATCTGTGGTAAATTCTTTATTTGTTTTGTAATCCCAAAGTTGGTATTCCTTTTCTAATTTATTATAAACTAATAAATCAATCATACCACCAATTAGGTATTCTTCATCACAAACTACCAATTCTGTTTTAATTGGTATTAAAATGTCTTTATAGTCTTCGTATAATTTATTTACATGAGCTATTTGAATAAGATATTCTTCAAATATGGGGTCATAACCCAATTCCTTAATAACTAAGTCTTTTGGATATGGAAATATTTTATTATTAAATAAAAATTCAGCATAATTATGTACTAAAGAACCTTTTAGTGTTGCTTTTTTGTTAATATAACACCATGCATCTATAACTTGCCATTGTGGTAAATTAAATGTTTTGGCTTTAATATCTGACCAATATAGTTCATCAAATTCTTCGTGATACTTACCAATTAAGGTAGTCATAGAGGTAAGCTGTTGTTTACCTATATAATATTTGTGGAGAATGTCATCAAACTTAACCTTATTAAAGTTTGTAAATAGTTCTGCTATTTTGCTCATAGCAGCAAATATATGAAAAAATTAATTTATTACAATATTTTTCTGTAAGATTTGGTTGAAATCTATCTTTTCTAAATCATTAATAATACCTGATTTGTCAGCAGGTAATTTTGGATAGCCATGTATGTGTTGTATAATAGCCTTACGCATGATTTCCAAGGCTTCTGCCATAACATCACCCCTTACCATAGGGTGACCTTCCGAAAAGACCTTCTCTCTGTCCTGTGCGTCTAATTCAGATGCTTTAAATTTTGGTTTTCCTTCATGTGAAATGAGTGCAATTCTATCACCCATTACTACCGAACTTGAGATAGTAGTATCACCTGTTAAATCAAAACTTAATTTAATTGAGGCTGGGTTCTTTTTATTTAATTCTAAATTATTTCTATGAACGTGTTTACCAGCACGAAGTTCTATTTCTCTTAATCTTAGAATTATGTCGGTATTTTCTCTTCCTAATATAGCAACATCTTCTCTAGTAGGATAAACACCTTTAGCATCAGGATATTCAGTATGTGCTTTATCTGGTTTTACGTAACCTACATTAGTAGTTGATAATGCTGTGTAAAGTGGGTCAAAACTTGTTTTGGTTAATTGAGATATAACACTACCCATCCAATATCTACTTCTTTGTGGATAACGAACATCTTCAATAAACACTCTTACTACTTCACCAACTTTAGGATATAAATGAAAAAATTTTGGTAGCATTGGATACGACCAAGGTAAGTTTTCATTAAGTATTTTACTATCCAAATCTGGAAGTCTTACCTTAACTCTACCACCCTCAGTATCGTCTTCAATAGAAATAACCTCACCCCAATAGATGTTTTTGATTGATTCGTTTTTATTGACTTTACCATCATAAGCATCACTACTTATTGCATATTTATTTATCCAATTATTAGACATTATTTTGTTTTTCTACTAATACCTCCATTAATTCAACATATTCAATTTCCAGACCTTCCATTATTTTCGTTAATTCAGCAAGTTGTTTGTCTAAAACATCCATAGTATCTAATATTTTGATAGCTTCTTCTTTCTTTTCATCGTAAAGTTTTTTACTATCATTTATCATTTTAAGCACTTCTATTGCCGTTAAATCTTTATATCT